GAAATAACTTGAGGGAAAGGAGCGTTCTTAACTCGGACACGTCCGATTGCTTCTTTATAACGTTCATGACTAATGAGTGTGACCTCATTAATTCCACAGTATCCCCAGTTTGGGCCTCTGATTTTCTTCTCAGCAGAAGCAATATACAACTTCCCTTTTGACCATGGGAATAGAAACCATTTATCTGTTTTATGATATCTATATCTGACTCTGTTATCGTCTAGTATTTGTTCAAATGTTGGAAGAACATCTTTTTTGAAATCAGCAATGGACGGGTTAACACATCCCCCGTCAACATTTTTATTAAGGGCTGAAAGTTTTAACAACTTCATTACAAGTGAATATGTTTTTCCCCCACCGAAACCTGTAGACAAGTGTAGAAATTTAGAATGATCATCAATCTGAAATATGTGTTGGTGCTTATTTTTTTTATACCTAATTAATGCCTTCATTTATTTTTAAGATCGAGTTATTCGGAATTTCCGAATAACTGCCTGTCTACGCAGCATCCTCCGACGCCGTCACAATTCAATGGCATATCGTTAGAAGATCCGAAACGAAACCAAGCGCACCCATTTTCTGGGGAGCATTTTTTTTGATCACTCTTCATAGTCAAATTCTAACCCATCACATTCATCAGCATCGACAGGATTTTCAGTCATCCCTAAATATTGTTTTGATAACCAGATCTGCATTGTGGTATTATTTCGAGCGATAGCATTATTCATCATAGCCCGTTTCAAACTTATATTTCCGTATTGCATCATCCTTTTAGAATATTCGGAATAATTCATCCCAGTTTGTTCAAGAATTATTTTAACAAGTGTCTTTTGATCGATATTAAGGAAAGCTGCACATTCGGCTTGTGTGCAATGTAGTTTTAACAACTTGTCGAGGTCTTTAAGATCTATTTTCTTTCTCGGTCTACCGGCTCCCATAGTGTTTACCCCTAAAAAACTAGTTTGTTTTTATAATATATCCGTCTGAGGTCAGTTTATCAAAAGTCTCGCTTTGATGATCGTGATCCATGCAGATGACACTAATAATATATTCTTTTGATTTTTCTTTCTTTTCTGTTGGAGTATCACCTACGTCGAGGTCGAATTTTTTTAGACCCAACCAATCCATGTCAAAGTCTGGTCCGAGATCTCCCATGATATCGTCAACGAGTGAAAAATCTAAATCAGACCATTCAGCGATGCCGTTATCACTGACTAAAAACGCATTTTCCTGGTCAGTATCTTTGAATTCCTGGTAGACAACTGGCACTTCATTGACACCAAGTTTTTTATAAGCACGCAGTCGGCCATGCCCAGCTAGAACTAAACCAGATAAGCTTGATACGATGCACGGTACTCTAATTCCCTGATATTTTATTAACTCACACAATCGTTCAATTTGTGCTTGAGAATGTTTATTAGGATTTTTAGGATGAGGCTTTAGTTGTGAAATCGGTACCAGCTTAGTGTACTCGCATTTGATTTCAATTTTGTCGGATGATTTCGTCTTGGAGGTCTGTGAATTCTCTTTTTCCGTCTGCCCATTCATGTGCAATGTTCTCCAAATTGACTTGATCGTCTATTTTTTTTTGTTTTAGGATTCGCTCGGCGTCACTCATGTGTTTTTCATTGGCCATGCGTTCTATTTGAGAGATAAAAATTTTAGTCATGTCATAGGTGACTATTTTTATAGACTCTCTATTCAGTTTTTTTACGTCACTTAACTGTTTAACGAGATTATTAATAAAAGTTGGGACACGTTCAGTTTTTAGTAGTGCTTCTTTTAAGTCAGAGTGCATCGGTGTAATTGTGATGTACTCTTTATAATCGTATTGAATTAAGCGACCCAGGTCGCCGAGCATTTACAGTACGCCTTCGACTTTTGCGGGGGTCGTGATTTTAGATTGAAATTTTACAAACTCTTCACTGACTTTGCGTGGTTTTAATTTATCAGAGCGCACGTATGAAACTTCATGAGTATGTGAGTCATGTTCGAGCGGCACGACTGTTTTTGTCACGTGTTTTGTGCGTCGATTTCTGACCTGAACGTATTTACAAGGGGGTCCGATTTTAATCTCAGGAGGATTTTGATCGTCTCCCTCTTTTACAATTTCAACTATATGAAAATGTCCGCCGACATGTGTTGATTTGTCCTGTTTTTTGCCAGTCGAATCGTACGAATGATAAACGTGAACATGTTCGAGCGCTTCGAGCAGCGGTTGTTGCCCGTCAATCGCCACATTTTTGATCATTTTTGAAACGTCTAATTTGAATAGGTCGTGTATGAAAAAAAAGTCGTTTCCGAAAACTCGGCCTGTCGATTTCGAGCGATCAATTTTTAAATTTTCTGTTTTGATTTCAGTTTGTGAATCGTGTGAATTTTTTGTCTTATTCATCGGTTTTTCTCCCCGAGTCGGTTGAAATTAATTTTGTTTAAGCAATGATGACATTCACAGTCAAGTTTATTCATTTAATATCATTAAGTAAAGTTAATCGGTTTATATTGTGGCGCTACCTTTATATATGACAATTTTGTTTTTTTTAATTGACAGGAATACTTCAATGCTGTACTGCTTTAGTATGACATTAACAAAAAAACAGATCACCGAAATTTACATGCAAATAGCAGATTTGCAGGATGAAGTTTGGGCGGCGAAATACGCGGATTTTGACCAAATTAAAGTAAATGAGTTTAATTGTAAACAAAAAGAGTTGATACGACAAATTAAGGAGTTAAAAAAATGACTAAAAAAATAACTACAGAAGAGCTGGGTGAAATTCTAGAATTACACAAAAAATGGTTAAACAACGAAGATAATGGACAACGCGCGAATTTGAGCGGTGCTGATTTGAGAGATGCTGATTTGAGAGACGCGGTTTTGTGCAACGCTGACTTGTCCAACGCTGATTTGTCCAACGCTGATTTGAGCGTTACTAATTTGAGAAGTGCTGATTTGAGAGACGCGAATTTGAAAAATGCGAATTTGAAAAACGCTGAGTTGTGCGATGCGAATTTGAGTAGCGCGAATTTGAGCGAATCTGATTTGTCTAACGCTGATTTGAGCAGAGCTGATTTGAAAGATGCGAATTTGAGTAGCGCGAATTTGAACTGTGCTGATTTGAGTCAAGCCGATTTGAAAGATGCGAATTTTTCAGATGCGAATTTTTCAGATGCGAATTTGAGCGAAGCTGATTTGATTAACACTGATTTGAAAAACGCTGATTTTAGTAGTGCGAATTTGAGCAGTGCTGATTTGAGTGACGCGAATTTGAGAGATGCGAATTTGAGAGATGCGAATTTGAGTAGCGCGAATTTGAACTGTGCTGATTTGAGTGACGCGAATTTGAGAGATGCGAATTTGAAAAATGCGAATTTGATCGATGCGAATTTGATCGATGCGAATTTGAACTGTGCTGATTTGAGTGACGCGAATTTGAGAGATGCGAATTTGAAAAATGCGAATTTGAGAGATGCGAATTTGAGCGATGCTGATTTGAGCAGAGCTGATTTGAAAGATGCGAATTTGAGTGACGCGAATTTGAGCAGAGCTGATTTGAGCTATGCGAATTTGAAAAATGCGAATTTGAGCGATGCTGATTTGAGCAGAGCTATACTAGATGAAACAGATGACTAAAAAACTAAAACAAACTCAAATATTCTAGTAGAAAAATGAAATAATTTCTCAATTCCGCGCTCACCATGTATTAAAAATACATGGCGATTCACCCAAGACTTATCAACCAATTATTCGAAAATCCAGAATTTCTGGTCGCACCGGACAGCATAGGATACGTAGTGCGCGATGTCATTAATATGAATTGGTGGAATACGTGCGGCGTACTCCTCGGCTATAAAAAAAACAAACGCGTAAACGGTGATTTTTCAGAAGTGCAAAAACGTATCGCGGTTCAGCTCAAAGAATATTATTACGTGCGGCGTATCGCGATCAAAAATGAATCAAAATTTAGGCAGGAAATTCGTGGATATTTGATCGGAAATGTTAAAAAAATCGAGCAATTAAACGCATTTTCATACACGACTCGCATGAATCCGAGTCAATATTTCCATAAAAAAGACGGCACGACAACTTGGGTAGATTGCACGTCACGCGCAACGTATGCAGCAAAATATGTATTTCAAAATGGATATCAGGATTTCGATGGTCGCGCTCGATTTTTAGGTGCATCCGCTATTCTAAATGCGATTGAGACCGGACGTTGCGAAGATCTTGGAATATCTGAATATTTTGATGACGGACATAACACTGTGAAAGCCGAAATTTTTAGTCAGAAAAATAGTCAATTGAGTGTGGGTGAGTGGATCGATAGACTGGGCGTTAAGATTTTGCCGAAACGTGAATGGCTTTTAGACGCGATCGGTCACGTAAAATCAGATCCGTATAAAATAAACGAGGCACGAATTGTGGCGCAGGGACTGGCCCCCGGAGTCAACGAATTGTTGTATGGTTTTTCCACATCGTCGTCTGTTAAATTAGCGATGGCGGTGAGTGCTGCGAGTCGTGCGAGTGCTGCGAGTCGTGCGAGTGCTGCGAGTGATGCGAGTCGTGCGAGAGCTGCGAGTCGTGCGAGTTATGCGAGTCGGGCTTCGAATGCTTCGAGGGCTTCGCATGCTTCGGGGGCTTCGAAGGCTTCGACAGCTTCGGGGGCTTCGAATGCGGCGAATTCGAGTGACGCGGGATGCACCCACACCGCAGCAACTGTTTGGTCAAAATGTAACAAGGCGATTAAAAAACCCGACCACCTCGACTACCCTCCTGTTTTTAGGAAAAACATTTTTGGGCTTGCGGGAAATTGGAAAATCAATGCAGACATAGTGAAACGTTGCAACGTTGGTTATTTCGATCCGTTCTGTGTAGATGGGGAAACTGAATATCTATCCCCTTCCGGATGGGAAAAGATAAAAAATTATACCAGCGGACCTATAGCTCAGTATCTCCCATCGGGTGAAATCACATTTATAGATCCAATCCGATATATATCCGAACCTACAGAAGAGGACTTTTTAGAGTTTAATAATAGATCTTTGTCTATATGCGCTACATTAGACCATAGCATTGTTTACAACAATATTAACAAAGCTGGTCGGCCACTAGAAAAATTGCCATTTATTAAATTTTACGAAAATAGACACATGCGTGGAGTGAATCAAACCAAACGCATTCCAATTACATTCCAATACACCCCCAATGGTTCTAATGTTTCAATATCAGAAGAACGTTTGAGGCTGGAAATAGCAATACAAGCTGATGCTCATATCCGAAAAAAATCAAGTACAGGGGAATGGGAAGTTATATTTGGATTAAGGAGAGAGAGAAAAATAAAACGTTTGAAAGATTTACTCAACCTCAATGGAATATTACCGAGGGAATATAATTATATCAGACCAAATGGGAAACGCGACACTGTTGTTTCATTTAAAATGAAATCTATATTTGAAACACCAAAAAAGGAATTTCCCACGTGGTTACTCCACTTGCCGCAATCGCTTCGTGAAATCTTTGTCGAAGAGGTGATGCATTGGGACGGTTGTCAAGCATCTAAATTATACGCCACCAACAGTAAACACAATGCTGATATTGTCCAGTTTATGTTTGCATCATGCGGGTTTTCTAGCCAAATTGCATTGTCTGATAAAAACTATCGTGTTCAAAAAAGTTTGTTGACTACGTCTTCTATGACTACACACGATCGCTGTGTGTTCATTGAAAAATTCAGGTTTGTAAAACATGCTATTAAATATTGTTTTACCGTCCCGAGCGGATCGTGGTTAATGCGTAGAAATGATAAAATATGTGCTACAGGAAATTGTGGACACGGCACCACACCTCTTTACGCCAAAAAACATGGAATTAATTATCTCGGGTTTGACACAAACAAAAAAGCGTTTGATGAATATCTAAACATCATCAATGAAGAGTGTTCAGGTCATGGAAGCAACGTGAAAGTTCAGCTCCAAGATTCAACTGAATTTTTACCGAAACTCGTTGGGCAGTTTGATTTATGTTATACAAGCCCGCCATATTTTAATTTTGAGGAATACGGGGGAAACACCGCGCACTACGATGATTGTAAATCATACGCTGATTTCCATAAAAAAATAACAATTCCCGTGTTTACAAATGTGTATGAATATTTAGTGCCCGGCGGGACGCTTGCATTGCAAACTGAGAAAAACGCAACCGCAAAAAAAGAGTGGATTGATGTCATTAAACCGATCGGGTTTGTTTTAGAATCAGAGTTACTGACGGGAATTGAAAAACAAAAATATTCCACGCAGTCGAAACGCGATCAAAATTTATTGGTATTTAGAAAACCGAGTGTCTGACTTATTAGGGGTTTGCCCTAACAAGTTCTAATATTAGGCTTTATTTCTCATAAACCATATCCCCAATTGACTGAAGGGCAGTTTTCTGACACTTTTATACGTATATTTTATTTTTCTATATGCTTATAACTATATGAAAATATGCGAGTAATCAAAATATGTATGCATTTGAGGCTTCTGTGCCTGGGAGAATATTCTTTGCCCGTGTTTTTTGTCGTTGTACATTTTAAGATAAATAGATTTATGCGTTGAAATATTCTTAGCCAAACAAATAACAGAATCGAATAGTGACCATTTGCACGTAGTCGCAAATTTTCGTTCCACTTCGATCAAAAACTGCATCTGTATTTCGGGATCTCTGGATGACCATCCGTCCAAATCTTCCGCCAGTCTCCGAGCTGCATAGCGCATGAGATCGTCGTGCTTAAAAACTAACTCACTCAATAACTCGTCAAGGTTGTGCCCCGACAACTGGTCAGCTAATTGAGATGCATCGAGCGTGATTTTAACGTCCATTTGTTATTCTCCCACCGGAGACATTTGTTAGCGAATTTAATTGCGTCTTCGAGTTTTTCAAACGCATCTGTAATAAATCCGGTTGGGTCATGCACGATATAAGTCATTGTAAAACTCCGCTACCGTATCCGCTGCCGCTTCCGTATCCGCTACCGTCTCCGCCTCCGCTTCCGTATCCGTATCCGTATCCGCTGCCGCTTCCGTAGCCGATGCCGTCTCCGCCTCCGCATCCGCTGCCGTCTCCGTATCCGCCTCCGCGTCCGTCAATTTCGCCGCTCATTTCAAAACTCCACGCCCGTTGCCGCTGCCGCTGCCGCTGCCGCTGCCGTTGCCGCTGCCGCTGCCGCTGCCGTATCCGCTGCCGTATCCGTTGCCGTCTCCGTATCCGCTGCCGTCTCCGTATCCGCTGCCGTCTCCGCTGCCGTATCCGCGTCCGTATCCGTCTCCGTCTCCGTATCCGTTGCCGTTTCCGCTACCGATGCCGTATCCGCTGCCGTATCCGTATCCGCTGCCGTATCCGCGTCCGTCAATCTCGCCGCTCATTTCAAAACTCCACGCCCGTTGCCGCTGCCGCTGCCGTAGCCGCTGCCCCAACCCCAACCTGAACTATAGCCGATGCCCGACCCTGCACAATAGCCGCTTCCCCAACCATCAATTTCGCCGCTCATTTCAAAACTCCACGCCCGTTGCCGCTGCCGCTGCCACTGCCGCTGCCGATGCCGCCGCTGTCTCCTTCTCCGCTGCCGCTGCCGTAGCCGATGCCGTATCTGTAGCCGTAGCCGTAGCCGTAGCCCCAACCCCTGCCCGCGCCCGAACCATACCCGCCGAGTAACAAGCCACCACTCTCAATTTCGCCGCTCATTGCAACCGTTTTTCTAACTCGTCGGCCCAGACCCCGCCGCCAGCATCACGAAACTCTGCGAGTGTCATTGTCACATCACGTTTTAACCCGCGCTGTTCCAACCATTGTTTAGTTCCACTGCGACACGCTCGGGTTATTCTGCGGAATAATGCTACAGAAAAACGGTAATTCTCAGCGCGATATTCTAATCGTTCAGCGTCAGTCAGCGGTTCTATTTCACCACGTTTTTCTCGCGCGTCATCAATCGCATCTATTAATGTATCGCCATGAGCACACGCTGTAATGCCGGATAGTTCCACGAAAAATGTTTTTTTTCCGCTACCGTCATCATTCTCATAAAAAACTTCGACGACCTCACCGCCGGGAGCCGTGAATGTTTCACCTGCGCTCCACAGTGTAATTCCGTCTCGATATTCTGATTTTAATTTATTCATTTCAAAACTCCCTCGCCCCCGACCCAGCCGGTTCCGTTGCCGTTTCCGATGCCGTCTCCGCTTCCGTATCCGATGCCGTTTCCGCTACCGATGCCGTAGCCCCAACCGTTGCCGCTGCCGTATCCGTCTCCGTCTCCGCTACCGATGCCGTATCCGCTGCCGTCTCCGTCTCCGCTGCCGTATCCGTCTCCGTCTCCGTATCCGCTACCGTAGCCGCTGCCGTAGCCGTAGCCGTAGCCGCAGTTATTCATTTTGAATATTCTAAAACAGATTTCCACGCTTCCTCAGTCATTTCAGCAATCTCAAGTCCCGGGGGGTTTGGGATAGTAACCGATTTCATAATCGCACCAATATGATGATCCGCATCGGGTTTCAATCCGTTCGCTGCAACGTCTGATATCGATCCCGTGGTGTCGCGTGTATAAATTTTCCACAATCGACGAGTCGTGCTGAGCTGGATCACATTATGTTTGAAATCGACTGCTACTACGATACCGGCATGAACGCCTGCGACATTAGCGCGGACAATTACTGGTTTTCCGATTAGATTTTCTGCTATTTTATTTTCCATTTCATTTTCCTTTTTATTTTCGTTTAACACCGCCGTCATTGACGCTGTTGATTCGTTCATATACTCGCTGAATGTTTCCATTTAACTCCACCTTCCATACATATATTTACTCATCCTTCTTCTCCTTCGGTTCAATCACTTCAACCAGCCTCGGGTTTCTCCACGCGCCTTTCCAAATTTATGAATGCCATCCACCACCGTCGCCCTTGCGCCAAACTTGTGGGGTTTGCGGAGGGGGGTCACGAAACCTCCCGGCTCTGAATAATCTTTGCGATTGCTCGCTTGGGTTGATCACTCTGAAAAAGCCATCTTTGAAATTGTGCCATTGTGACGATAGCTGTTCTGACAAATTCAGGGCAGTCGGCCCGTAAATATTTTTCCACGTCAACCCAAAGATAGAGCATCCTTACTTTATCGGCTGAATGTTTAAGATTTCTCTGAGACCAAAACGAGGTCTGAATATATGGGCATCGTTTTTTAACGAAGTACTTTGCTTGGCGATGACTCATGCCGTGAAGACATCCGCTTCCCATATGGAACCGTTTCGTCCAAACTGATCTGATGGAGCCCTCATTTGCGCCCGGACGGTTGAAGTACCTCGCTTGATCTTTCGGGGAAATGATCCCGGCCATCTTAGTGAGTTCAACAATTTGTTCATCGGTCCAGCGAATTTGTCTGCAACTTTTTGAGAAACCATAATACTCAGGTCGATCAGTAATGGATCTGACATTTTCTTTTGGAAAGGCTTCGATAGTAGCCGACTGGCCGTGTTCCCGATAGTACTCCAAAACCTCTCTTACAAGTTCGGGTCTATTTCGATACTTCCCGTTTTGGAACCATATAATTGTGCCACGGAACGCGCGTTTCAAATTTGAAACAGAAACTCCAAGCCTCTGAGCTATTTCATCCCGAGGAGCTTTACCGATCATTGCTTTAGCTTTTCGTATCTGCTCTTTTGTCATAGTTGACTTTGGCCGCTTTCGAAGGGAATTTGCGCACACCCAACACCATTTCGCATTCCCGTGCTTCTTTTTGGGTCTGAGTTTACAATTGGGACACAACTTAACCATTTAGAATCCTCTTCAAAAGCCATGAGATTTCATGATTGACCTTTTCGATAATTCTAAACATTTTGATGAGTTCTAAGTCGCTTAAATTTTTTTCTTTTCCGCGATCCAACGTGTCTCTCATAGAGACTATTTTTTGAACCCTACGCTTTTCTTTCTGATTAAGATCCAATGTTAAATTCATTTACTGCCCTTTGTTCAAATACTTGGAAGCTGCGATTGCAGTTTTTATTGTAAGATTGAGGTTTTGAACGCAGTTACATGCGGCATTAACGGTCTCGGGTGAGATCTCTTCCTTTGTCACATTTTTCATCAAATACTGGAGATGCTCCACGGTTTCAGTGACCTTAAACTGAGAATCGATAAATAATACAGCGTCCTTCCTTCTTTCGGTGTCCTCTTCTTCTAGCGTCAAAGCCCTTTTTTTCGTTGCAATAATGTCTCGATCACCCATTGTTTTGTTTCCTCCTTGGCTCTTAGCCATCCGATAAACTCAGTAAATTCAATATTTAGTTTTTCTTGAAGTTTTTCGTCTCCAATATCTCGATTGCTGTCGTCGTAAGCATGTCGATTGACTGCTCCACTTCCCGCACACACAAAATCAAAATACGAAGATTCGATTTCACTTGATTCTGAAACCGGATTTTTTCCAAATTCCCTAACATAGTAGCGCTCCATCCAGTGGTCTCGGTATTGAGACCTCTTAGCGTTTCTAATAAGTTGCTCAATACCCTCCTGTGATCCGGAGACAAGCTCAAGCAAAACCTCTTGAACGACATCATCGATATCCCGTTCGAGCCCCATTCCGGATAGCGTTGCTCTAATTCGTTTTTCTGTTTCATTCCAATCCATCGCCTTCTCTTGCTGGTATTCTTATTTTTGACAACCCTTTAATTTTCATCACCAATGTCGTTCGTTTTATTTTCAGTAATCGTGCTGCGTAAGTTTTTTGGTATTCTGATTTTGTTAATGCATCTTCCAATGCTAAGAATTCAATTGTTTGAAGCAATTTATTCAACCCATGTTTTTGACTCATCTCCACGATGGTTTTCTTTGTCCCTGTATCCAACTCAATTGGCGGTGCGAGCGGGTCATGACGCATTCTCCTTCTGTGGAATTGTCAGGGCCCTCGTGACCGTATGCGTGTCGTTCACCCGGTACTCGAAATAACAACCCAGGGTTGTCAGGATCTTCTAATGTTAAAATAGAATTGTAGGCCCACTGAGGAGGGATGACATGATACGATTCACAGCATGCGATGAAATCAGCGTGATACAATGCACCGTTGCCGGATGTTCGTCCGGGAGCATCTTGAACTAATTGATACCGATCCGTCCATTTATGAAAATCTAAAAACATCGGGGTGGGGTCGGTCATAAAACCACTAACACCAAAACAGCAGTTGCACACAGACTAGCTAAACACATTAATTCAATCGATGTTAGATTCAATGCTCGATACTCCCTTTTCTTTCAACACATGCTTTTTCTAATTCGTTTTTCTCTTGTATCCAATTTAATAAATTTTTCAACTCTAAAACAGTCCATCGAAGCGTTGCAACTAGCCCTTCGGTGTATGCAATTTCATCGTTTGGAATATTCAACTTTTTCTGTTGTGTCAGTTCGTAGGTTTCTAAATCTAATTCGTTGTTTACTTTATCAATGAGTTTCTGAGTTTTGTTATAAAATGTTTCCATATCAGTTAAACCGCCTGGGACTGAATGGCATGTTTCGCTCGATACAAAATCCTGATCTCATCGCTCCACGGGTGTAGATTAATTTCACGATGGCCATAAGTGCATTGAGTACATCTAAAAAAAAACAATCTTTCACAATCACTCAATAACAATCCGTTGTTTCGTCTAGCAATCACTACACCTGTATTTTTACAATGTTCACACATTATCCATTCCCCCTTATTTTTTTTGATTTATTCTAAAGTTAATTATAAAAAAATTTCTCTAAGATTAGTTTTATTTTTTTTTGTTTTAGAATCCAGTTTTCTCTGACTCTTTTTTTTTGTTTCTAAAAAAAATCCTAAACAAATACTTTTTATCTAGGGGAATAAGAATCATCGAGGGAGGAAAAAAACAATCCCCCCTCTTCATGCATTCGGTGGTGAACGCAGGAACCCTAAGAGAAGACTTGTTTTTTTTAAAGAAAACAACTCAAAACGCGGCTTTATTCGGTGGAAGGTCACTCCTGTAAAAACAAAAACAAATCTCTTAGAGGCGAACCCGTGCCTAGTGTCCCGATGCTATTACATCAAGCGAGAGCCCAGTTGTTAGGTGGGCATCCTATTACCCCGGATTGAACCGGACGCGTCCTCCAGTGCGCAACATGCTTCCGTATGGAGCCACGCTGTCACCCCTCTGTGTGTCGTTGCGAGCAGTACTCCAACAACTATGCTACCTGTCTTAAAAAAAAACAGGGAGACCCCAAGGGTCCACACTATTACTCTCGCCAGAGGCAGGTCTAATTAGCCGCCGTGCTTTAGGGTTCACAAAGAAACCCCCGTGCGTAAATGATTCGTAAATGATTTTTTTATAGACATCAATCACATTCTCATGGCATTTATAATCAACACATAAACACTCGATCTTCCAACCCCGACTCGTATCCTATTGCAAGTCGGGGTTTTTTATTTTACAGCCACTATTCAAATGTTTTTAAACGAGGAGTGTTAAACCATGTTCATTTACATAGCTTATGGTGAGTGTGTCGACTTTCAACTACATGAAACCAAAGCCGGGAAATCATTTCATAAAGTTTTAATAAAAGACCTGTATGAAAAACGTTTAGAATTTTCTCTATGGCCCGACGAATCAGGTAAACGGGTAGTGGGAGACATCACCGTGGGTTGTAAATTGTGTGTTCATGGCGTCATCAACTCTAGAGAATACAACGGCAAACACTACACAGACGTGGCTGCAACACGCGTTGAAGTTCTCACCGCTCCGATCCAAATTCAACCTCAACATCAAAGTACTCCGGAATTTGATTTAGACGACATCCCGTTCTGACACCATGCATAGTTTTTTTTTTACAATTCACAATTATCATTCTCTACATGAATACCAGTGCACTATTGATGATTATCATTTCTCTCGGCTGTCAAACCAAACCATTTTTAGAACTGCGACCCAACCGACTCGCTGACGAACAATTCACGTGTATCGTTCAAAAATACGAGTGCCTTGGCATTGACCCTGATTCTATAAATCCATCGCTTAAAATCGACGCTAGCCGCGTTTCCGAGTGTCTCAAAACTCCTTCCCCTTGCCCGAGACCAGCATGGATGTGTTAATACAAGATCTATATTATCAAGAGATGTTTACCGAGTTATCACTCATGCGTGACAAAATGAGTCATGAATATTGGAAAATACTATTGCTACGAGATGGGTTTTTATACGACTGGAATGATATCGCATTCTATTTTGATACCACTCCTCACCACGCGCTCAACATCTATCGTGACGCATCGAATACATTGAACATGCTGAAAAAATGATATTCTGTCACTGGCCTCGTAACTCAGTGGCAGCAGTGACCCCCGTCGTTCCATGGACGGACTCCTTACACGGTTTCACGGACGGAAATGGGTAGTCGTTGGTTCGATCCCAACCGAGGCCACCAAAAAAAACCCCAAGGAAAAATATTATTTCTCCCTCGGGGTCAGCATAAGTCAAAAAAATGATCGGAGTTATCAATCATCTTCATGGGTTCATTATTATATGTGCTCATTAATTTCAACCGTAATAAAACCACTGCCTCTCGGAGCTTTCACCCACTCAAAATCAGGCATTCCAATGTTTTCCATTTTATCGTTTTCTATAATTCTATGGTACGTCAATGCATCGCACACCCACTTGAAACTCGACACTAAACCATCATAATCTGGACACGTGCTTGAATGCCGAATGAATTTTAACTTCGCTTTTTTTAGGGGTTTCGTTGGCCTTTTATGTTTTGGAATTGTTAGACCCACAGACGTAAACCAAATATTTTTCTCTTTTGTAGCTAAACTCCAATGACGCCTCAAAAGCTGATTCGTTGATTTAGGTAAACCGGAAATGTTTATTTTAACGTGATAGGCGGCCTTCGATATTACTGAGTCGTTCATTTGTTTTTTTTAATTCATCGTAAATTTTTGTTTTTAACAATTTAGTTTCTGAATCATTAGTTTCCACTCTTTTAGTTAAACTCTCTCCCTCTGTTCGAGTAAAAATGTACCCGTGCGTGTACGACACAAAACCCAACGTTAACGTCACTGCCATTGTTATCGCAGACACTACCGTTGCTGAAATCCAGGCTTGTAGATTCATAGTCATAATGTTAACCCCCAGCTCGATCGGAGTAAACTATGTCAAATGAAATTTGTTGTCCACAATGTGGAGGGTACGGCGAAACTCTCGACCCACCTATCGACGGGACTTTCTGCGGGTATTTAAAATCCTGTTCAGCTTGTAGCGGGACTGGAATTAAAATTACATACTGCGATGACGAAATAAAAAAAATACTCGTCTCAGATAAAGTCAGAATACAAAAAAAACATATTAATAATCAAACGAAGTTTAATAAAGCATTGCATGCTGCGATAGATGCTATAAAAGACGTTTATAAAAGGTCATGAAACAAACCATGAAAAATCGATCTGACAATTTAGACAAACTCGCTACGGCGTTATCAAAAGCTCAAGGTGAAATGGAATTTGCCAAAAAAGATTCTGAAAACCCGTATTTCAAATCAAAATATGCCGACCTCGCATCGGTGTGGTCTGCTTGTCAGGAGCCACTAAAAAATAATGGATTATCTGTGACGCAAACGTTTGATTCATCCGAGATCGGAGTCAAAATTGTTACTACTCTATTACATGCTAGTGGGCAGTGGTTGTCAGGAGAACTAGTCATTCGTCCGGTAAAACTGGACCCTCAAGGCATTGGATCAGCAATAACGTATGGTCGTCGGTACAGCCTGGCTGCAATCGTCGGAGTAATTCAGGATGATGACGACGCGGAGGCCGCGCAGGGTCGTATTGATAATAATACAATGCCTGGTCAGCGCTCAAACCCCATTGCACTGAATAAATCTGTCGATGCCAGTGGGACAAATAAATCTGACTCAATATCAACCCCCCAATTGAAAAGACTGCACGCTATCGCATCGGTGAATAAATGGACCCCTGAACAGTTGAAACACACCTACACCACATTACTAAAGGTTCAGTCAGCAAAGTCTTTGAGTCAAAAACAATATGCATGGCTTGTGGGAAAAGTTGAAAACACTGATTTTGATTCTCTTATAAAAACCTATAAAGAAAAAATGGGGATCTAAATTGTTTGTGAAATTAAAACAGACGTATCCACTTCTAACCACCATGCCAGGAATAGGTTAATGGGGATATTGGGACAACTTTTTCCTTGAGCTATGGCACTAGGGAATTGATTGTGCATATAGATGGCCCACCTTGGTACACCGTAGGTCATACATATCGTTTGTAGGTTAGTGCGCAGCGAGTTGAATTGATGTAACGTAAACTTGTCTGTGCCTATCAAACAGATCCCAATATTATTTTCATTGTCTCCCGAAACGTGAGCGCCTTGCCGGTTCAGCGATCGTCCGCGTTCCACTTCACCATCGGGTTGAATGATCATGTGATACCCAATGTCTGACCAACCGTTATCGTCTACATGCCATTTACGAATGGTATCGGCTGGGCAACGAATACCGTTGGGAGTGGCTGAACAATGAATAGTAATGCGATCGGCATTCATTCGTCACGTTCACACGATTCTAATTTGTCAGCTATTTTTCGCATGCTCTCTTCACTCATTGCAATCCAAGCATCAACCTGTCTCAATAGTTTTGTTGATTTTTTACCGTCTTCACTGCAATGAACCTGCATCAATTTCCAATCTGTCTGTTGTGGGTGATCCCAATCAACGGATTCAAAATCTAATTGACACAGAGAAATAGTCCGTAATGTTTTACAGGACATTAAAGTAAATAAAAAAAATACTACTACAATCGTTTTCCAAGCCATTCAGATAGCTCCGTTAAATCTTTTTCCTGTTTCACTTTTTTAAATGCCTGGTCGAGCTGACCCAGAGATTCTCTGCGCTGTTCTTTTGGAGTCTTTTTAAGACCCTCCACAATCATTAAAATGATTTTTAACAACATAGGCAACGCACTTAAAATTGCAGTAAATACGGCCATTATTTCACGGCGTCCTGAATTTCGTCGGCCACCTCAGCCAAGTCAACTACTAGTTCCACAAGACGCTCACCGTCTTTATCGGTATCAATAGCAAGTTTCAGTTTCGCACCCTCAAATCCTAACGATACAAGTTTAACACCCTCAACTGAAGCACCCCTAGCAAAAGCTTCTGACACTGCCTCGCTAAGATTTAGTTTCAAGCTCACAACGTCTTGACCGTCTTTATTTGGATCTACAGCAAGAACCAATTCACCATTTTCAATTCCAAATTTGAATGCACTTGTTTCAGACATATAAAAATCCCCTTATTCAAATGATATTACTATTAACTCACCCCGTCCGCCAGTGCCACCATTGGCACCAGTGGGATTTCCCCTCCCGCCGGACCCACCGCCCGCAGAAACTCCACCATCTCCCCCCGGTACACCGCCAGGTCCACCAGCGCCACCATTTCCTAATCCGGCACCCCCGCCGGACCCACCGACTGAAGTGCCTGCGTTGCTACCGCCGTCTCCCATTGGACTACGCTCAGCGTTAATAAAACTCGGCAGACCACCGGCAAACGCGCCGTTTGAACCTCGACCAATTCCGTGACTACCAATAGGGCCGCCACCGGCCCCTCTAAATGTTGCAAGCGTATCAAAAGTTGTGTCTCCCCCATCACCCCCGGCCGTCGGTCCCCCCGGACCCCCGCCGCTTCCGCCCGTCCCACCCGCACCACCTAACCCAACAGTTACAGCATAGGCCGTTGACGGTGTTACAGTGATGAGTTTTTCACTAAAATATGCACCACCACCGCCTCCGTATCCGCTTGCGTCGCCGATTGCACCCCCGCCACCACCACCCCCGCCACCACCTACTCCTATGACCAGTAGCAATGAAACATTAGGACCTGTTGTGTACGTTCCGTTTGATGTAAATGTTTGAACCGTCACCGTATTAGCGCGATCGATGAGAAAATTTAAGACCCCACCGACTTTAGTAAACAACGCTTCATCAACAGGGAACCGTTCACTGATTTCGATGTCATGTAATTTTATTGATGTGTTAGCTAGGTTTGCCATAGTAATTATACGTCAATTTTTTGTAGTTCGATAACAGTTAAAAATCCATCGCCGCCATTCCCACCCGCACCGCTCGAAACAAAACCCCGACCTCCGCCACCGCCACCGGCCGAAACTCCTCCACTCACGCCGGGGTCCCCGCCATTGGGGGAATCCCTGCCTTGACCCCCATCCCCGCCATTACCAGTGCCCGCGCCACCACCCCCACCGTGAATAAATGTTTCCGCGAATGTTTCGCCTCTGTCTCCTGTCGGACTAGACTGCCCGCTCCTCCCGTTTGACCCGCCATCACAAAATCTGCCAAGACCTGGAAAACTAGTGTCGATCAAATTAGTGGTTGCAACCCCTGGCTCACCCCCCAAACTTCCCTTGAATGTGATTAAACCGCCGAACGATGTATCAGTTCCATCACTACCAGGTGCCCCGTCCCCACTGCCCGGCGCACCTGCTCCCCCAGCTCCTCCCGTGCCGACAGTGATCGAATATAACGTGCTTGGTGAAACGGATAAACTCACTGTAGTGGGCCACGAACCACCTCCACCCGCACCCCCGGTGCCGTTCGCCGATCCAGTTCCATTAGTAAAAGCTCCGCCACCGCCACCTCCGCCACCACCCGCGCCGATTACAATAACCGCAGTTACACCCGCACCCGTTGTATAGTTTCCACTAGTTGTAAATGTCTGTTGATCGATGACAAAACTACGATCAATCAAACCATTGAGCGACTGCCCTATTTTAGTAAAAAGTGAAACGGTATTAGCTGCATCCGATTTCACTTCAGTGTCATTTATTTTAGTAATTGAATTTGTTAAATCTGCCATAAAAAAACCTCATAACATTTGATAGGGCACTGAACCGTCATCAAATGTCGCATTGTCAGTCATAAAACCATACCGTTGAGTCACCAGACTAGTCACGTCATTGTAGTCGCCAAACTGAATAATGTAGTCCTCTAGTGGAGTAAAACTCAACGCACTAGAAAATCTCAATATCGACCCATCAACAGCCGACAAAGTACGTCGATTCAATGTTAAACCATCCGGCGATCGAATGATCAAAGTCTGACCTATAAAATCAATCCATTTATCACCTTCTAAAGTAAAAGTTGACGCAAATGACCGCTTCACTTGTAATTCAGTGGATGAGATAGATGAATCAACTAAAGAAGATCTTCCAATCAATGCAAATCTTTGAGATCCGTCAAAATTAGTATCCACTAATGTGAAAATAGTTTGACCGGTCTTTATGTTTGTTTTTTTATTTATGACTTCAAAATATTTAGCAGGTTTGTTTCTAGTACCGTCTTCTCTATTCAAAAGTTGTAAATCCGTACCGTCTACTATGACGTCATCACCAATTTCGACGTTAAAGCCAGACTTAAAAAATGTTTCAACATTTTCCATCATGTCAGAGGCAAACGCGTATCTGAATAAAATTCTCGATGATATAGAAGCGGCTTGTGCTCCACCGGCTAGATCTCTGCGCATTCCAGTGGAGTCAACGCGATAAACTTTATTCCCAAATGGTATTTGAGATTTTGATGTAGCGTTTACAGTGACCAAACCTTCATTAAATCTTTCATTATCTACGGGGTCCTGTTCAAACGCATACACCACAGTATTATAGTAATTTCTATTCGTGGTCCGTCTTATCTTGAGTTTGTCTGGGTTTTTAATATTGTCATTGTTAAACGTCACTAAAACCTCACCCGGAATGGGAGGTGCAGTAAATCCAACCGATGACCGGCCTTTTCTTGGAACGCTATAACAACCCGCTGGCCGATAGATCTCCTGATTCAAAAATGTGTCCATTGTCAAGGTGTCTTGAAATTCAAATCTATAATTGAAACCTGATAAAAATATATCCCTAATTTCTAAGTGCTTTGCAACGTCAACCTCATCAGGTGTCATTGCTAAGCCTTCACCCAATGAATCATATTGAGATCTAAATGACGCGGTTGCAGACGTTGCCTCGGTGACAAGTGAAGCGCCGTCGACTTGTATATATGAGCCAGAATCAACCTTAACGACCGATGTTATTTGTCTGCCAGTGAAATTGTTAGCCGCATCTGTTGCACCTGTAATTGAAACATAATCACCTATGGTCAATCCGTATTCTAATTCTACATCAACACCAGCAAAGTAAACCGCATTTGATATTATTGTCCCTTCAACATTTTGAAAGGTGTTAACAGTAACTGCCGATGCAAAGTTTCCATTAACACCAGACAACATCATTTTTAAGGCGAGTGTTAATGAATTTTCTTCGATAGACACAACACTAGATACAGAAGCATCATCCTCATGAGATGTTGCTATAGTCCCTAGTTGGGCTCTCACTACACCTGAAAAACCAGTCCCCGTTGTACCTGTATATTTGATGATCTCATCATCAATGCGAATATAATAATTGATCGCTGAGTCAGGAGAGCCGTTAGGTCCATTCACTGGAATTAAAAACTCAGAATTGTCATCCACTGGAATAGTGGTTGTAGTATTATCTATACCACCGTCCAGTTGTGTCGTTTGTTTTTGAAATAACTCTTGTCTTTTTTTTGTGTCTGGGTGCGCTATGTTAAGAGATACTAACCCAGCCCCAGCCACTGCTTCATCAACCGTACCGCGAAACAAAATAATAAAATCATCGGGGAATGCTGTCCCTGAAAAACCAATCCAAACTTTGCATTTTCTAGCTAGAATATCCGTGATTTCTACACCAGGAGAAATCAATCTTGAAATTTCTAAAGACTTATCTAGTAACGCCACTGTAAAACTAGACACTGACGACACTGTCCCTTGATCTGGCCTTAACTGTTGATTGATCGTCGTTGATGTACCATCTAAGCTAATGGTTTTACTCTGCTCGTCAGACGCAAAGTCTGTTAGACCCCCGTACACTAAACCGGTATCACCGTACTGAATCGGGTCACCGTATTTGGCAACTTTTTGAATACCAATGACACCAAACTTTTTAGATACCCCGTCTATCTCCAAAACTATTTGAGGAGATATCGCCAATTCATTGGCTTTCCGTTGCGCTCGTGGGGTTAGTTGTAATGTCATCTAGTGAACCTTTGTTATCCTAAAACCATCTCCCCAAGTCGACCCCCCCGTAGTGACTGCATCTCCGTGTGCTCGGATAACGTCCCCTCGACTGAGTTTTACCGTAGTGGATGCCACGCCGATAGCACCCGCACCCCCGGTGTTCACCCCTATCAGTCTGTTTGCAGCAGTGATACTCACTAAGTTTGTCGTCAATTGATTCGAATTCAAACTAATCCCAAAATTGGACGCCGCACTAAACTGGTCATGGTAGTGCATAGAATACACCCCACTCTCATTGATCGTAAAACTATCTCCGTTTGTACCATCACTTGCATAGGTAATAGCATTACCCTCATTTTTACCTACAGTGCTAAATGTTCTAATTTTAGTGTTGGTTGACCCGTACCCGCTTGCTGAGTAAACCCAAACCTCTGAATGAGCTAGATCAACCCCGATGGCTTGGACATTTTCAGATACGACTAAATCCATAAACCAGTCAGCTGATGTCACATCACCGTCGGATTGAAATCCTGTTCTGTTATTATTTGCTTGATACAAAACTGGCGTGATAACAAAAACACCTGTAGCCGGGTCATAGTTTGTTACATAACCAATATTTTCTAAAGAGGCAGCTATGTGCGGGCTTGGATCATGGAACCCAGTTCTACCTGTGCTTAGGTATGATTCCATTTTAATTTGTTTATTTTTACCTAAGAATATTTCATACCGACTAGGTTCATTGTTTGAATCGGCTGTCGCAAACGATGCAGAATGAAAAACCTTGATCCCATCTGCAGCACTGGGCAACGACGATGGTTCACCGTTAGTATCAGTGAATGTTCTAGCACCCGCGTTCCGAAGTTGTGATCTCCACTCACCCAGTCTTGTAGGCGTAGACGTGACCCGCGTTCCGTTAGCAATGATATTAGAAATTCTAAACGTCTGACCGTTTCCAACCGCCACATTAGACGTCCAACCTGAAATAGGTACCTTGGCTGTAAACGTATATCTGACGGTAGCATTAGATAAGTCAACCCTTCCAGAGGCTACGTTTCCATATCCGTTTGTCTGATTAAAAACGATTAAGTTTAACCCTGTTGCACTGATAAGTTTTACGTCACCGTGTTCTCTAGACGTTCCATCAAACGTGTTACAGTCTCCAACTTTACCTAGATCGTTATTAACTAAATCTAAGAATACTTTTTGCGTATCAGCGGCGTACCCAGAGGGTAATCCAAAAATATACGACGACCCTGTACCAGCCGTACCACCAGCGGACTGTTGATAGTCATAACGGATCTCCATCGAATCACCGACACGTCTCCAAAAAGCTGAGTCCGTTACAATTGTTCCCTTTGTGGGGTTGGTTCCTGTTGTTGTAATAACCATTGGGAAATCTGTCCAGTCAGTCATGGCTGGTCCGACTATTGTGGATTGTGGACCCACGGAAACTTGATCAAATTTGAACGTCCACGCAAGTGTAGATGTTGTCGAAATATGCAGTATTAGCCTATAATTTCTACTCTCATCATCTTGTATATTCCAATGTGCTAAATATTTACCTGTTTGTGACGTTAAAAAAATTTGTTCAGGACGGATAAGAGTATCGGTATCGTCGTCGTAAATAAAAACATTTAAGTCCCCCCCATCCCCCACGACAAGATTTGATGACCCCTCATACTCAAAAGAAACTTCCTGTCTTTGAGATATTAACGCGTCAGATCGACCAATGGAAAAATCGACAGATGCACCTTCTCCCTGACGATCGAAACCGTCTTTTGTTAATAAAAAAGAGCCCGCGCCACGGAGAGGATTTGTATCGGTTCTAGCAACAGTAACTGTCGGAGAATTTCCAAACCCGTCAACGGGTTCTTCTCCCGCAAGGTTTTGATAAGCTGCCCAATTTCCAACCGAATTTTCTGCGTCTACATCGTCGTGTGTTAGGTGATTTATGCCACCACTACCACCCGACCCTGAACCGATTTCTAATAAAGATGTCCCGTCATCGTATTTCAATACGTCCAGGGTTGTGTCGTATAAAATAGTCCCCTGTTTCCTGGTTAAACTACTCAGTGTCCCTGTAGCGGCTTTGGGTACAGTCATCCGACTCGCATTGGACGCAGTACCCCCGTCAAAATCTTTATTTGTTAATTGCTGTTGACCCGATACCGTTGCAACCTCAACTTCTGAACCCAAAGCACCTAACTTGAATTTTGATGTTAACGCATCCTCATAAACAAAAGACCCGTCGGTTGATGCACGCTCGACTGTGAGACCCGAACCCTCAGAAGAGGCGTCATTCCCCCCACTATTAACAGTGATATTAGCGTCCTCAACATCTAATGTCGCCGTGTCGATCGTGGTCGTAGTACCATTCACTGTTAAATCACCTGACAAAACAAGACTTCCAGCATTCACAGTATCAAGGGTTGTCACCCCTACAACGTCTAATGTCCCATCAACAGTCAGGTTTTCATTGGATGTTATGCGTACACCTGAATTCGATTCCATTACAGCCGTGGTACCCGTCGCAGCTATCACACCTCCTGTAGTTGAGGGACTCGTTGGCATTTTAGAATCAAGTTTACCTATGGCAACTTTCCTGTCATCCCCATCCGAAACAACTCTATTAGAACTATAAACTTTTCTATTAGCGTCACCTTCCCCGTCAGTACCATCCGAGTCAGACACCTCATTGATCAATCGTTGCGCGTTAATAACTTCATCACCACTATTCGCATCGGATGTATTATTTAGATTCACTACACCTGTCGTTGATGTGTTTGCCGTGCGTGACATAAATGCCGCATTAGTTACCGTCGCATTAACATCCTGACCATTTGATACCGTCATGAAACCACCCTTAAAATAATAACGCCTGAGTCATAAAAACCAGGCAAACTTTTACCCACTAGTTCAATGAGTTTATAAGATATGCCATCAGAATCACCCGAAGTTGATTCTAAAATCACTTTTTGAAAAGTATTCTCATCGTCCTCATTTGGCATAAACTCAAACCGAGCTTTTGTAATCATAAACTGAATGAATGTCCTAAAATCAGATACACCAGTCGGTCTATTTCTAATCACTGACGAATCACCCATAGAGTAGTCAGTGATAAATTTGAAATTCATTTGTATGTTCAACCGACTCCCAAAAGTAACGACCTCAACCTCTCCTGACGCCGACTCATTGACCGCTGCATTTTGAGCACCTTGAAAATCTTCAGAAGGAACGTAGTCTTGCAATTTTAATTGTGTCGTGTACTGAGATCCAGAAACACTATTAGACGTGTAGCTATTTGTACCCGTCACGTCGGACCCAGTAAATCCTGCTAATGAAAAGACAGAGCTACCCGATCTAGAACCTGACGATATAAGTAAATCAAAATTTCCGGCCGCAGCGATTGTAAATGTTCTATCTGCTCGGTTAGTAGACACAGTATAAACCTGTCCCCCCACCTCATTCATCGCGTTTTGAATGGCTTCGCCTAATTCTGTATACGAATACCCACCTTGAGCTACAGAAGCTTGTAATTCCCCCCCACCCTCATCAAAATCTAAGGCGATGTTTGTAGCGTCTACAGTGTACCCGAAATAAAATTTTGAATGTGTCTGTAATGCCATTTGTTAAACCTGTACTATTCTCACTCCGTTAGTTCCAAATGTTTCATTGAGAACCTCGGCTATTTCTAATCCTGTTTCACGTCGATCTAAAACATTTCCCTGAATATTTACAACGACACGTTGCTCTGATTGATTTGTGTCTGGCTGTTCTAATGCTGACCCTTGACCCGTAACGTCTGCCTCAAATGAGCTTGGACTAGATCCACTGACAGCAGGTTTTGCAGGAGCACCTCCGCCACCACCCGCGATTGCTTTCAATGCCCCACCTAAAATAATCAAAGCAGCTCCCCCTGCTAATTGAGTAGCCGCTGCGGGAGGATTGAGAAATAGGTTAGCTAAACCCAAAGTAAAATAAAATGTCCCTAATTGTAGAGCGAGATCCCCAAACACACCTAAGATTGATTTTCCAAAAGCTTCAAATGCGTCATCTCCGTTTACAATTGCAGCGCCGATCGATGCGAAACTATTAGCAACACCCCCCGCAAATTGTTTAACTGCACCGGTCAATTTTCCCTTTAGAGAGTTAGCTAAATTTTGAGCGCCTTGTTCAGTTGTTGCAAATATCTCATTAAGTCCGTCGGTAACCTGACTACTGGCTGACACACCGTCAATAATGCCGTGTAGTGTTTGTTCAGTTGTTAGCTTTATTGCGTTATTTAATGTAGGCCCTTGTTTTTTTAGGGCGTCACTAATTCTAGTGATAAATTCTTCAACTTTTGAAGTGATATTAAAGTTGAATAAGTTTTGGTCTAATCTCTCTCTAAGATTGTCAAACTCTTTTCCTACTGCCTTTAGTTCACCTAATAAGATTAGGTCTTTTAATTTAGATATCCCAGCCAATAAAATAGCGATATTTTGAAAAGAATTTACTACAAATTCCGCTGTAGCCAACGTACCAATTAATATTTTATCCAACCCTTCAAATTGTGCGTTGAATTCTGATATGTCTATATTACCGATCCGTTCAGCGAACGACGCAAAAGCAAGTGCTGCCTGATTTATTGTTGCAATGATGACTGGGTTTTGAACTACAAACTTACCTATAGATTCTAAAAAACCAACAAAAGTATTAGACAAGTTGGTTACAGCACCGTCAAAAGTTTTCAGCTGTCCAGCCGCCGCACCTGCAACTGTTTCGCCTAACAGTCGGGTCGCCGCACCTGAAAGTAACTGTGTTTTTGTTAAACCTCTAATTCGAGAGTCATAGTTAGCGATATCCGCTGAACTACCCTGCGTCGCCCGTCCTAATCGTCTGACCGCCTCAGTCACATTGATGTCTGCAAACGCAGCGAAGTCAATTGCTACTCTCGTTAACTCCTTTGCCGCCTCCGCGTTTTTCGTAAAAGAATTAGCTAAAGCTATGTTATCTAAAATAACCTCGTCACCTAAACCAGAAACTAGTTGCAAAGCAGACGCATATTCTTGAATTCCCTTAGACGCTGTAACAGTAAAATCACCCGATTGTTTTAATGATTGATTTAATTTAGCTACCGCTTTTTCTTGCCGAGCCGCTGCCGATAAAATAGCTCGGCCACCGAAGGCAGCGGCTAACCCAGCTGCCAATCCTAAAACACGTCTACCTAAACTAGAAAAACTTTTTGATATTCCGTTTTCAATGTTGGTTCCAATTTTGTTTCCAACATTAGTCGCGGCCTTTGCACCGTCTGTTTGGACTTTTTTAAGATCTTTACTAATCCCTCGAAGATCTAAAGCAATGTCTGTTAAAATTTCATTTGCCATTGAGTGCCCGTCCTAATCGTTCAGCTAATTCACGGGTTGTCATGGGTTTCTGCTCATAACCCTCAATTTCAAATGGTTTTACTTTGCCCTGTTTAGTGAGATCTTTCCAAAACTTGCTTTGATTTGACTTCTTCATGTGAGGGTACGCACTGATTCTAGCTTGTCTCATTGATTCATGTGCTTCAATCACTGGTATGGCCCTCCAATATCCGTCAAGCGTATCTATATCAACGGCATCTATGTCATTGTCGGTCCAACCGTAGGTATAAGCAATCTTAGCTAACTTATACTCATATTCATCTACGCCTATTTTTTTTTAGGTGCAATCAAAGCCTCAGACAATGCTTCCATTGCATCGGTGTCTAATGACTCGGAAACTTCTTTAGGCATTCCAAGTTTTTCCAACATCTCAACCATGATATCAATGCTAGCTGATTTATCCTCTTGTAGCTGTTTTTGCATTAACCGCGATTCGCCGACAGTCGGTTTACGCATGACATACTCCCCTGACTCCAAAATCACTTTGATGCCAGGGGCTTTTGTTAATTTCAGTTCTTCCATAAGTTTATAAACCGCCGCCTAGTTGGAAAATGTTGATCTCACTGGGTCGTGTTGGATCAATCAAAATCCTGAATGTAATACCCACAGTTTGAGCATTTTCACCCGACTTTGTAATACTATCGAGCTTCGGATACGCACGCCAAAATGTAATATCATTTGACGTGTCTGTGTCAGCGAGTCGAATGGGATGTAAAATCAAACGATCGGTTTGATTAGAGATGTTCGTGAATTGTTTAGAATCACCCCATCCACTCCCAACCGTCGCCCCTTGAGTAGTCACTGATAATGTAAACCCGGTTGCAGTAGCCGTTGCACTATCTGCTACGTCATCCGCTCCGCCTACAGCTGCGTTAGTAATTGTTACAACAGCACCCGATGCCGCCGCTCCGAAATCAGCAATAGCATCCACAGCCGATGCCACCGCCGTAGCTACAGTGGATGCAGTCGCATCTTCTGCGAACGTCACTTCAACCCCTGTGCGTCCTGAAATAGCTGGGTCAGTCCCAGCCGCTCCGACGTTCATCCAAACATAATATTTTGTCGCATTGTTAGCTGCGTTCAAATAAAAGTATTTATCATTCAGCGAACTAGTATCATCGGCAACACAAGTCACAGAAGAAACCTCGGCCAAACCCGTTGCTAAAGTACCACCAGAAAACTCTAATAGACGGTTCAATTCCGTTTTTGTAGTTTGAAGTGCTGAAACACTCAGTTCAACGTTTTTACCGTTTCTAATAGCGTCTTGTAACTGTTGACCCCCCTGGTGGGTGAATATATCAACCAACTGGTCATCAACTGTGACCTCAATGTCACCCTCTGTGTGACCTAAGTTGAATTGATTTTCCATTTGACCAAAAAATAATTCAACGGGTTCAATCCTAATATTGCCTTCGTTTAATGTTAAATCTGCCATTTGGTTTCCTTATCCCCCAGTTCTTCCGGTTGATTTTACAATGATTGCCGTAAATTCTAATATTAGTCTAACGGCATTATCATTGCTATCTGCTATTGTTTCAATATCCATTATATCAAACTCAATATTTTTAATTCCAGTCCCTAACCTATTCTCAGCCGCTATGAAGTCATTGACGACCAAATCCGCTGATTCTATAACATCATCCCGCTTAACACCTGTATCCCTGTTCAAATGAAAAGGAAGTCTCAACCTAAATGGACATGTTATTTCTATACTAGAATGATCCGATGTTCTAGGGACGGATGGTAAATATTCACAGTGGTACATGGTGTCAAAATCAGTGGACGGGATATTATCAAAATTGAATGCGTCGGGATGTTCTTCGTATCCTAAGCTTTGCATTCTTTCTCTGACATATTGCAAGACACCTGAAAAACTACTCATCGTCTGAGTACCACACAACTGCTAATATCAACCTGCTCCTGTAGAGATACGTCCCCGTCACGGTCTATATCAAGTCTCAGTACAGCCCGTTCTTTAAAGAAGTATTCTTTCTTCTCATAAGATTTAGATTTTCTAAAAAACACGTCGTCAATTGCATTAGAAAGTCCCTCATAGATCAATCTCAATGTGACAAATTTAGACCATTGTAGAAACTCATCGGGAACTACAGCCGCTGCCTTAGTAAACTTTTTATTATAGGCGTCTACTAAACCCTCTTTGTCCATATACGCAAATATTTGTGTTTGGGCTAACCTATGTTGATCTTTGAAACTACTCCGACCAGTCCTGATATAATCTAATATCTGTGGCTCATGATCTTGCAACATAGCGTCGTCTGAAAATAAAGCGTCTGACAATTCAGAAATAATTTGAATGGTTTTTGTGACGGTTTGGGTTGTAGCCCCATCGTCAACTAATAGAGATACTTTTTTATTCACAGTCTCAATGACAAGTCCTGTATACGTAGCCGCTCCTGTAAAGTCTGTGAAATCTGTTGGATCAATCGTCACATCCGCTAAATCTTCTGTATACCCACTAAAACCAATCTCAGTGAGTAAAGACGCCGATGATGTTCCCGTCTTAGATAATATTGAAAAAGTACCCGTAGCAGAAATGGTTATCTTATTTTCGGTACTCACAGAAACCGTGTACGTCAACGCACCCGCTGAATCTAAAGCGGTTTTAATAGCCGAGGCCAAACCAGATAACGTATGTTGACCATCGGCGACGGTCGCCGTTAACTCCCCCGCACCTTCACTAAAATTGATCTCATTATTAGTAGAATCTACATCGATCAAAAATCCATATTGGTAGTCAATGAACCAATTTTTAGACAACGTAGCAGTGACCACTATAGGCGTGGCACCCTTGTATGGAGTCACTTGGATGGATGTAATCGGGTCACCGTTTGAAACGTAGCTCTTTACTCCTGACAATCGCGTCTTGTCATTTTCTTGAACTAAGTTTTCAGTTTCTAATACTGGAAATAACATTACTTAATCCTTTTCAATTCTCTTAAAATTGCAATGAGTAAAAGCTCCACTTTCGATTCAAAGCTGTCGTTTCGGTCAAAACTCCATTGATTCAATAACATTTATCACCTCAGACCCCTGAATTATTCAAATTATATCCCTTGAAATTAACCCAACCCGTCGCGTCCTCAGCTAAATCATCCGTCTCCAAATTTGTGTAAACGATTCTGAAATAAAGACCATCGACTAAGATTGACGTTGCAATATCAAGGTCCATAACATGGACAGTCTTATCTGCTATGTGGCGATTCACTGCAAACTGCCCCAATGGTATCGGTCCTTGTCCTAATATATTATCTACATCAAATAAATAACCATTAAAGTAACTACTGTACTTGTGGTCTTGAACCCAAAACTCGGCTCCCGTTAAAGCAAACTTAACAGGGATTGGTATATCAATAACGGTCGATGTATTCTTTGTCGCTGTGAAGCTTTGTCCAAAAATATAATTCGGTGCTCTCAACCGAATGAGATCCGGCTTTGAAATCGTATTGATAAAACTCATTCTGGGTTTGCCTCCCAAGTCGGTCCGGACACAACATTAAGGATTTCATCTTGATTATAAAGCTCATAGCTTTGAAGAGCCTCTGGGATGGGTAATTTCACCTTAATGATAACAAGAGACCCATCCAAAGATTTTCTTATTGAATCAGTCGTCACATTAAATCCAAACTTTGACCAGTTAATCAGTTCTTTTCGAAGCTGACGTGCGTTTTCTATGATGTAAACTGTTCCTGTTAGAAATCTAGTCATGGAACATCTCCTGTGTCATAGTCGCCGACTTCCATATTCACTAACGTACCATCGACCAATCCTACTTGATCTACTTCAGTAGGAAAGTTTGAATCAAATGCGAATGGCCAATAAGATAAAAGATTAGCCGCAGCGGTATGATTTGCGGGATCAATAGCCGATCCAAGATTATAAAGCTCTGTGACCTCAAGTTGTGTCAACGCCTTGTCCCAAACCGTCACTTGATTCAGGTTCCCAGAAAAATAAAAAGTAGTACCCCGAGACCCCACCACTAGATCATCCGGTACGGTCCATGCCGACACATTTCCGGCTGCAGTCGCATTTTCTGCTACTCCGTCAATATATGCGACTAACCCACTCATATTTGATGACCCGTTATAAGTGAAACAGATATGATACCAAACACCCGCAGTCATAACAGTATTGTAGGTTCTATTATATAATGCTCCCGGAGCCCTAAATTGAACGAACAGTTTCCCGGCGCTTGTATGTTGAAACGAATACCCACTAACGCTCGCGTCGTTCGTTGTTTTAGATACCATACATCGATTAGCAGAAAAGTTTTGAGCTTTCATCCAAAACGACCACGTGAATGCTGTCGCCGGGCCGAACGTATAATTGTCTCCAAATGTGACGTGTTCATCCACACCGTCAAATAATAAACTAGCTGGATTATCAAAGTCTGCCGCTGGAAATAAACTCAACCGATCGTCCCAAACATGAACGAATCCAGAATGAGGACTTCCATCTTTTTGAGCGAACGTTTTATGAGTGTTCCCCCCAGTTTCTATGACTCTCCAAATCTGCCAAACTGGATCACTCGTAGCCGACCCTAAAATAATAGCTCGACCATAAATTGTATTTTGTGAATTGATTCTATCTGTTCGTTCTTCTAAATTTTCAATTAATCTAGTTCTTAGAAGTGTCTCAGATTTTTGACCCGGAACCATCTCCTCGGCTGATTTTCTGAGAGCTTCAAGCCCGTGGTCGTCTATAGACAAATCTGAACCCCCCTAGGGTCACACAATATTAAAGGCTATCTAAATCTATATCAACAGGTGGGGGGGATGTCACTCTATCGTCAGGGACGTACATGATCTCCCAAACATCGTCGGTTTTATCAGCACCCCAAATGGTCACTCGGAAACCTAACGATTCAAACCAGGACGCGATTGCTTGTCTGTCTTTACCCCTCACCCACCTGACACGGGTAAACATCGGGCCTGATTTTTTTACTGTCATATTTTTTAATATGATGACGGCCCAGGTAGGCACACCCAGACCGTCATCTTTACAGGAGTTTTAAGTATGGAAACTTAACACTCGTATTTTAGTACAGGTTACACCGCGTATACAACACGGAATTTAATTTTCCCTGCGGTTGCAGCCGCTACAGCAATACTGACTGAAAAAGCACCTGTGGCGGCAGTTAAAACCTTACTAGGTAGCAATGCTCCACTATCGGCTTTTCCATCAAAAACGGTATTGAGAGTCAGAGACGCAACAGCTATAGCGGTCCCACTATAACCATCAACGTCATTGCCCGTGCCATCACCCCATGACATAGTCAATGACCCAGCGGAAGTCACAGCCGTCACAACCTCGGCATAAACTTCCATGACAACCGCACCCACTGGAAGGGGGGCTTTACCGGCCTTCGCTGCCAAATCGATGTCACCTGTGGCACCACCGTCTACAGCAAAGTCGTATTCGTATTCTTGATAAAGTAGTTCGTTTGAAAACATTTTATAATGTCCTTTCTAATTAGCTCAACGTTACAACGCGACTGTTGTCCAACTGTTTTAGTCCAAACAATGTATCAACGTTAACTCGCGTAGCGCGTTTCCCGTCTCCGCCTAGGTCGTATTGACGTACTCCCATTCCCTCTTGAACCGCTAAGGTCAAATAAGAGCTATGGAATAGATAAGACACCGCTGCCACTTCTGTTGTCATGCGGGGTTGGAAACCGAGCAGTGCCGATGGAATTTGTCCAGTTTGAATAGGTGCGCCACTCAGCAAGAAATCCGAAGACGTAAAGCCCGTGACATTAAAAACATCATTCATTTGCGGACTATCCAAGACAGCATAACGATCGGTCTCGGGAACGTTACCAGAATCTAGTAGCTCCTTAGCTTCCAAAAGATCGGCTAAAACCAGGGTGGTTCCAGAATCATAGGAAATGGCATTAGCACTAACAGGTACGGATGCCGCGATAATTTCACTCTGAATCTTTTTCATCAAAGCGAAAATGGCCATGTCTTGGAGTTTATCCATCATAGGCAATGACTGAAGAATCGCTCGACGAGTCACAATGAAATCTTTTACTGCTCGCTTGTTAATCACCAATTGCTGACCAGTGATTGTCACTGCCTCAGAATCAGCCCGGCCGTCCTCTGCTAGAATTTCAGCATCGTCAAATTGTGGAATGCTAGAAATATTAACAGTATCACCTAGATCTTGAATCTCACCCTCGTAGTCTTTAGAAATTAAAGATTCAAAAGGTAGTGACTCCAAAAGAACATCATAGAAGTTTGCAGACCACTTCTCAGGTACAATTGCAGATGTTTCAACACCTGCTCGCATTACTTGATCAGCCATGGGTTATCCCCCTCGTTGTTTGTTATAAATTGAAAATGCCTCGCGATATTTTAACATATCGCCCGACTTTTTTCCTTCTCGTTCCAATTTCTGCAACGTCTGCCAGGTAACAGGTCCTTCCTGTGCCCCGACGCCTACAGTGGTCGTATTCACGTTGGGGGATCGTTGATCAGAAAACCAATATGGGCGGGTCCGCTTTAACTCTTGGACAGCCGTATCCGCACCTAAAACATTTATTCGACCCGTACTTGTAGTTTCAATTTGTAACTCATTGAGTGACAATAATGATAAATCATCAAGTGCTTCTGGTCGTAGTCCTAATTTTAGCGCAGATTCTTTCATCGCGCTGAATTTCTTTTCACTTAAATAAGATTCTTGCGTCTTAATTGAAACACCTTCAGCTAATGTCCTAGCCTCTTTTTCACGCTCATACAGTGTTTTCCAATTTTCCTTTTCCTTCAATTCATTCTCTTGAGCGGCTGCAAGTTTGTCTTGAAGATCTTTTACTTGTGATTTATATTTATGCAAATCACCGATTGCATGGTCTAAACGATCTTTTTCAACCATTTCATGCTTTTTTTCAGGAATTTCAGTCTCATTTACATTATTTTCTGTGTTTACAGTCGTTTCAACAGTTTCAACAGTCGTCATTTTTTTATCCCCCTTGAGCACCGCTCAATATGGTTTGGAGCACCGCTCCGATTTGTTAAAAAACTAAAATAGATTATTTATTAGTTTTGTCAATTATAGATTTCCATTGCTTATTATATAAACTTCTAATTCGACGCATGATCAAAACTAGGAATTCTTCTCCGGGTTCATTTGGAATGAATTTACGTTGGGGGATATCGGATCTCTCACCGCTGTTATGAACCCTAGCTCGCACTCTAATTTCAGTCGATGCGGTGTCATCAATTCCTACCTTAAGACTTCCTTGCCTTTTACCTACCGTGTGAACTAGTTCATTTAACATGTCACCTGATAAAAATAGATTCACGGGTCTATTTTTTTTACCCTCTATTCCTTCTGGGTATCCTTTGCCTAAACGTTGCTTGGCATATCCTTTGAAACGTCCAAACTTTCTAACCGGTGATTGACCACGAGAGATGGCTTTTTTAATCTCTTTTATAATCTCTTCACCTAGTCTGTTAGTAAACTGACGAGGGAATGCCTTTTTATTTTTCAAAGCATCCAAGATATCAAACTTGGTGGTAACTTTAACCTTCGCCATTCAATCTCTCCGCGATGATCTTCTGTATCTCTGACTCAATATCTCGTTTGAAATTTTGACCATCCCCAGGCAAAAATCTACGTCTCGGAGTGAGATTTTCTGAACCACTAAATTTTAAATGCCCATCGGCCTTCCATGCCTGCTTATTAAAAAATCCTATTTCTATCCCATCCACTGTATTTTTGAATTTCAACGCGTCGAGCATATCACCTTTTAATTCCATATCAGGGACACTAGAACCACCTTCAGATACTTTTTTATTTTTATACTTTTTTGATAAAGTTTTTTTGTATCCCTCTCCTGACACAGGAGTTTGTTGGTTTGATAACCGTTCCAATATTGTATCAATTAGAAAATCACCCACGTCCTCTTTTATTTGTCTCTTTACTGACCTAGACGCTTTGACTTCACTCATAAAATCTAGTGTGGTTGTAGTCCTAGTTTTACTGCCAAACGAGGTAGCAATGATATCAACTTTCTTTGTCATCCTCTAAATCCTCCGTATTCTCTTCGGATTCAACCTCATCATCATTAATAACTTTGTTTGATTGAATGACAGTTTGCATTTTCATTAGCCGATTTATTTTTTCATCATTCAGTCTCATTAGCTTTTCGATTGCCTGCTTTTCTGTCATCGAAGGGTTGTCACGTTGCAATAGTTCCACTTCTGTATTGATACCCATCTCACGACGCATCTTGATAATATCAAGCTCTTCTTTTTCACTGACAATCGGTTTAGCGGACGGGTATGTCACTACTAGTTGGTCAAAACTTTTAGGCATCTTTATTCTAGCTTGATCATCAACCAGTAACTCTTTAGATCGAAACAATTCATCCCAACGTCTACAACGTTCAAAAACCTCTGGTTCAGCTTCAGAAAATAATATTTCATCCTCTTCAATTTCACCCACTAATTCAGACATATCCAATAGCATTCTAATGCCTGACTCAGCGGACCCGGCACCTGATAAATCAGTTTGAATTCCCTTAGTGGATAAATTATTAGTAGATAACAAAAGACCGACTTGCATTGTTGCTAGGTTCATCAACTCGCTAATCGGCGGGTTAGCAGAAATAAATGAAGCCTCTGCGTTAGATGTTTCACCTTCAGGTTTTTCTAAATTGATAGCGTGGTTCGGACCCACCTTCACTGATTTAGGAATGTTAGGACCTGAAATGACTAACTGACCATATCCTTGAGTAATAGCTACATGGTTCACATGTGTAATGAGAGCGTTGATTTTAATCGATTGATCAGTAATATCATCGGCACCTAATGCCCAAAACTGACCGTCTTGTTCGTCCGCTATATTGACCATCGGCAACAGTTTGATCGGATTTTCTATTTCTGAACCAGAAACAATTTGACCCGTCCCGTCAGTAGTAAAATGAAAGTTTTTAGACCACCATATGAAACGTTTAGACTTCCCATCTAGATCTCGCCCAACATCCCTAGGGTCATCGGCAATCACAGAATGTTGACCATTCCCACCTCTCACAATACCCGATGTATTTGAAGTCCTGCCCTCAACAGCTGGGTTAGGTGAGTAATGAGTAACTTGAGTGGGGGAAAAATCAGAGAGAATAACGACCATAGGTTCCTCTCTGTTTTCTGGATTTTCTATGACGTCATAGTTGTAGGGGAAAAGAGGCATGACATCATATCTAAATTTTTCAACGGTTGAATCTAAACGAATCCTAACTGGTTTAACGTATAACATCGTATTCATGGCCGACTTCAAATACGTATTCGCCTTTTTCATTTTAGAATTGAGTTTGATGCTTTTACTGATCTCTTCTACCGCTGAGGTTTCGGCTTTTTTAGGCATCATTCTTTTGACACCATTAGAATAAACTTTCGCCAATTTTTTAACTATTTTTCTGCCAATGGAATAGTTACAAATAGCGTATTCCATTTCATCCACAGTGATCGGATCGAATTGTCTGAAAAGTAAAGATCTGACATGAATATCGGATTGATCTTTTAAGATCTCCCAACGCTTGAACATTTCATTTTTACGTAGGACGTTATCCCCATCCTTGATAGCTTGCATGACCGATGCGCGGACACCTGGGTCCAAGATCTGTTCTTCTGTCTCGATGGTCATATTTTTATTTGGCATTATTCACCTAATCCTTGTCATTCCACTTTGCGGTTTTTTTCCAGATAGCGGGAACATTACATCAAACATATAGTCAGCGCCGTCAGAATAGTGCGTCAACTTCGGATTTTTCTTTATTTTACCTAAACTCACCGGATCTTGCTCAACTGATTCGTAATCTCGTTTTAGTCCTACGCATTTAGTCGGATGTAGTTTGATGAGGCCTTTACTGAGTAGATTGTTATGTGAAAGTTGACGGCGTCTGAATGACGGTGCGCGTGAGTTATGTTTCACTTCCCACCCTTCTTTTCTCAATTGTACAATATCGGGTTGACCTTGAGTATTTCTAGCAACACCGGCGGGGTCAGGATAAATAATAACATTATCAGGGTGTAAACCCCGTGCTCGCATAGCATCGCTCATTTTTTGAGTATCATAGCCTTGAGGACCCGATAGATGAATTTGATCAAATGCCTCTGCCCGTTTTTCTGGCACGCCTTGTTTGTCGTATTGTACAAATCCATAAGATCCTCTCACCTCATAGATATTCCATAGTGTTGCAGTCATCGGGTCCACGTTAAAATCCATACTCACATGTACAATTTGTGACTCGTCTTGGCATATTGAATCGTCGTCATTATTCATGGGATCATACGCATAGTAAAATCTATTCGTACTCATGTTGACCCAAAGTCCACGCAAGTACGCGTCTAACATCACTGAGTCATAAGAACTCTCTAAAGATTTGATATAGTCGGGATTCAAATTTTCTAAATTATCTCTAGTGTCGCCATACAAAATACGAGAGTTTTCCAGTGGTTTTTCGACAAACGCATTATACAACCAATGCGACGTACCCTCGGGGGTGCCGGATGAAATAACTTGAGGGAAAGGAGCGTTCTTAACTCGGACACGTCCGATTGCTTCTTTGTAACGTTCATGACTAATGAGTGTGACCTCATTAATTCCACAGTATCCCCAGTTTGGGCCTCTGATTTTCTTCTCAGCAGAAGCAATATACAACTTCCCTTTTGACCATGGGAATAGAAACCATTTATCTGTTTTATGATATCTATATCTGACTCTGTTATCGTCTAGTATTTGTTCAAATGTTGGAAGAACATCTTTTTTGAAATCAGCAATGGACGGGTTAACACATCCCCCGTCAACATTTTTATTAAGGGCTGAAAGTTTTAACAACTTCATTACAAGTGAATATGTTTTTCCCCCACCGAAACCTGTAGACAAGTGTAGAAATTTAGAATGATCATCAATCTGAAATATGTGTTGGTGCTTATTTTTTTTATACCTAATTAATGCCTTCATTTATTTTTAAGATCGAGTTATTCGGAATTTCCGAATAACTGCCTGTCTACGCAGCATCCTCCGACGCCGTCACAATTCAATGGCATATCGTTAGAAGATCCGAAACGAAACCAAGCGCACCCATTTTCTGGGGAGCATTTTTTTTGATCACTCTTCATAGTCAAATTCTAACCCATCACATTCATCAGCATCGACAGGATTTTCAGTCATCCCTAAATATTGTTTTGATAACCAGATCTGCATTGTGGTATTATTTCGAGCGATAGCATTATTCATCATAGCCCGTTTCAAACTTATATTTCCGTATTGCATCATCCTTTTAGAATATTCGGAATAATTCATCCCAGTTTGTTCAAGAATTATTTTAACAAGTGTCTTTTGATCGATATTAAGGAAAGCTGCACATTCGGCTTGTGTGCAATGTAGTTTTAACAACTTGTCGAGGTCTTTAAGATCTATTTTCTTTCTCGGTCTACCGGCTCCCATAGTGTTTACCCCTAAAAAACTAGTTTGTTTTTATAATATATCCGTCTGAGGTCAGTTTATCAAAAGTCTCGCTTTGATGATCGTGATCCATGCAGATGACACTAATAATATATTCTTTTGATTTTTCTTTCTTTTCTGTTGGAGTATCACCTACGTCGAGGTCGAATTTTTTTAGACCCAACCAATCCATGTCAAAGTCTGGTCCGAGATCTCCCATGATATCGTCAACGAGTGAAAAATCTAAATCAGACCATTCAGCGATGCCGTTATCACTGACTAAAAACGCATTTTCCTGGTCAGTATCTTTGAATTCCTGGTAGACAACTGGCACTTCATTGACACCAAGTTTTTTATAAGCACGCAGTCGGCCATGCCCAGCTAGAACTAAACCAGATAAGCTTGATACGATGCACGGTACTCTAATTCCCTGATATTTTATTAACTCACACAATCGTTCAATTTGTGCTTGAGAATGTTTATTAGGATTTTTAGGATGAGGCTTTAGTTGTGAAATCGGTACCAGCTTAGTGTACTCGCATTTGATTTCAATTTTGTCGGATGATTTCGTCTTGGAGGTCTGTGAATTCTCTTTTTCCGTCTGCCCATTCATGTGCAATGTTCTCCAAATTGACTTGATCGTCTATTTTTTTTTGTTTTAGGATTCGCTCGGCGTCACTCATGTGTTTTTCAATGG